ATCGCATTTACTATCTGACTGGGTTTGTATGTGGAGTATCGACCTCGGCCATATGTTTCAGAGGCACTGAAGTACTTTTTGACATTTTGCTTCCAGTAGGTCTCGATATCGTGACACGCCTTGCGAACAATGGAATGTACGCCGGGTGTATTCTTGAGTTTGATGGTAAAGGAAGCAAATTCCATGTTAATCCTCCGGGCCAATGGTAGATTCAGTGAGGCCGATTCCTACAACATGGGATGATAGTGATTTAGTATCAATTGTCAGATCGCCCTTCAGAGGAACCGAAGAGATGAGTTGCAGCGATGATAGCGCGATTTCTCTGAAGGTACCGACGCGCAGGTATGCGGTTTCCGGGAGTGTCTCCAGAATCCTCTCCGCCATTCCAGTATAGTTGAGGTAAGAGTAGTAGATGCCGGTGTTGATGGTTGCNAACTTAATAAGGTCTTCCGAAGCATCTGCCACGGCGATCGCAGTAACGTACCGGTAGGCGCGCTTTAAATCCTTGTAGATCTGATGATCACCAATATACTCTTCGGGAACTTCTGTGAGCGCGGATCTAACTTCTAAAATAAGTTGGGAGAGGTCTAGAGACATGACAATGCCTCCTTACGCCTTGACACCGGTGATTTCGCGAATCTTACTGTTCGTAGTACCGCCCTCCTCTTCAGGCATGATGAACGTTTTGAACAGCTGTGTAATGAGGTAACGCTCACCTACACCCATTTCACGTTCGGATTCCACGAGCTTGATGTCGTTTCCGGTGTAGTAGATGTGGGAGGCGGTTTCCTCACCAGGTGCGACGATATATGCATTCTGGGAGATCTGCTTGGTTGGGTTGAATGACATGCTGTGCTGGCGCCCGAGGTAGTCCTTGATGGTATCCTTGATCTCACCAATCTGAATGGGTTTGTTAAAGTGGGCGAACAGACCAGCCGGGTAGTAGATCTGCAGCTGGCCGAGTGTGTACTCATTGAGCTCAGAGTTATCAATGATGGCACCGATACAGTCTGCGACATCACTCGCGATGTCCGTTGTGGGATCAGTCCAGAGGCCGCTGGCCGCCGCAGTACCGCCCTTACCATTCACAATGGTATTCTTGATATCCGTGTCTTTAGACCACGCGAGACCACGGGCTGCTGCGATCATGGAGTAACGCATCTGCACATTGTCAAGGCCGCGAGCATTCGCCTCATCGGTGATCATGAGCTCGACAGACTCCTTCTCCATGACCTCATTGATGTTGAACCAGTCAACCTTGCGGTAGCGAGCACGGGCGCCTTCAGCAATCTTCTGCGGATCGATGCGCTTGGTCTTCGGTAGCATGAGTTTGAGCTCGAGGCCATCCATACCCTGCATGACTACGGCGTTCTTCCACACCATGAGTTCCTCTGCCTTAAGGTAGATAATCTCACGGAGAAGTTCTTTCTTCGCCTCGTCATCGGAAGTAATGACGCCGTTATAGCCGTCATCGTAATATTGCTTCATGTTTATCACCTTATGCCGTGGCGTAGTACTTAGCCACGCGGATGCGGATGTAACCGCCTGCTGATGCGTCCTTGGCCTCGAGAGCACGACCGACAATCCAGCCTGCGCCATTCTTGGCGTCAACCTTACCCCCGGCTGCGACTTCGATCTCTTCCCACTGGCTAATTTCGGCATTAGTATCAACGAGCGGGACCTCGANTTCAGTTCCTTCAATGAGAGCAGNAACACCNACCTGTACGCCGGACTGAGCAATACCAGTAACAGGATGCTTAGTCGACGTATATGCAATACCGATGGGCTCAGTGTTGCCGTCGTTCAGCTTNACCTTGAGGTTGAGACCGGGGGTCTGATCTGCGGTACCCGGCATAAGGACATAGCCGGCGTTGGGGATTGCGTCTTCAGCAACAAATGGCTGAGTACGTGCTTCGTTGGTAATTCCACCATAAGACATGGGTATCACTTCTTGTGTTTAAGCTTCTCGTATTCTTCAACAGTCATCCCGATGCTTTTGAGGGTCGCAGCCATCTTGGCACGCTGATCAACGGGCTGAGACTGAGAAGAAACGGGTTGTCCTGCGGGCGTAGACATCGGCTGGGTACGCGCCATCTTTTCCTTCATCTTACTGAGGATCGAGATCTTCTGCTCGGTAGGAAGGCCCTTGACAATATCATCAGGATCGCTGATGCCAAGACCTTTTACTTCATCGCGAACAGTATTATACTGTGCTTTCAGGAGATCCTCGTTCTTCTGCTGGAGCTGCGCAATAACAGTCGCCTGCTCAGCAAGTCGCTGCTCGAGTGCAGACATATCGGGAGCCGCTGGCGGCGTAGAATTCTGTTCGACATGTGCTGCGGGAGTAGACTGCACAGGGGGCGCCTGTTGCTGCGCGGGAGTTTCCTGCTTTGCGGGTTCTACCGATTCAAATGCCTGCGTGATCGAGGCAATCTCTGTCTCTGTAAGTCCCTTGGACTTCAGAGTGTCAATGGCTGCTGCTTTAGACATAGGTTCACCTGTTTTTGAAGCTAATTCATCGTCGGGTTCGCTGAATGCGGCCTTTGCGTACTGAACTTGCATTCCCGGGAATGCTGGGTTTTTAACAAATGCCATGGCGAGAAGAGTACTATCGACGAGTTCTCCATTCTCATCGTACTCGTTTTCGACCTCGGGGCTGATGCAGTTATATCCTTCTTCTACGATTTGCTTGATTGCAGATTCTTCAAAGACGAATCCACTGTAAGTGATATCGCTGTGATCGTCGGTGATGCCAAACTTAACACCATACCCAATGGGTTGTCTGAAGAGTGCGTGTTCATCATGCTTTATATAGAAGGGTAGCGGCCCCTTGATCTTGTTGTAGATCTTTTCAATAATAGACGGCGTCCATGGAGTAAGCTTGCCGTGGTTATCCTTTACGGGGATAGCGCGGATGGAAGCTCCATCAACATGGAGAGCGTCTACAGTTTTCCAAATACGGTTGCTCATCTCCATTCCACCTATAAAGAGAATGAGATTTCCTTAATATTAAGGGGATCTCAGAGATCGGTTGATGGTTGCAGTTCCAGCGTCTGTAGAGTGTTGCGCCGAACTATGTGGTGTTTCCGGGTACTGTGAGCCAGGCGGGGCTTCTATTGATTCCGAAGCAGATGTAGCTTCGTTGTTTACTAGGAAGGGACGTTGATCTTTACGCAGCTCTAAATACCCGAGGAGGTTCCGAAGTTCGGTTTCTGTGAAGATTCCGACATCCTTCATCATTACCATTTGCCGGGCTAGTTCTATTTTCGAGTTCGCCATCACGTATTCAATCTTGATGTCCATTTCATCGACAGGGTAGGAGGATTTGATAGCGAGGAGGCGCTTCCTAATGTTGTCAAGGATTACCGGCTTGATCTTATTAGCAAGCTGTTCGATCTTGCCAGCAACATACGAACTCAGGACTAGGTCGGAGGAGTAGGATCCACTAGAACTGCCCGCGACGACACTGTGGGGGAGTGATAGCGAAGTCCATACCTGGTCTGAGTTTTGAGTAATGCGGTCATTTGTAGAGAGATAGCTTGAGGAGTGCTCGATAGGGTTAATGGTAACCGCGGAGGAGGTAACGTAGCCTTGGTCTGGAGTTTGGTCTTTAAGGGTACGTGTGTAGCCAGCAATTACTCTCTCCATGTCAGCGTTGGCAGCTCTTCTCCGCTGGTCTATATTCCCGGGGTATTTATCGAGGCTGAAGAGCGAAGCGTCAATCTGATGCTGTTCGCGCGGCACATTCCGCCATCTCCAGATGACGTCGATGATTGTGATTTGACGCTTCTCCCAGATCGGGAGGACCGTGCGGTGGAGTGGTGAGATGGAGTAGATGCCGAACGTTTTGCGCCCTTTGGAGTCAGTCCACCAGATGGGGGTGTCTTTGAATTTAATGTGGATGATTTCATCGGCACGGAAACGCTGCTCTGTAGTCAAGCCTTCGTCAAGGATGTAGTAGTTGGCTGTTCTAATAGCGGTGGTGTTGGAAGAACCGCCGATGCGAGATAAGTCATCTAATATGGTGATTGATTTGTTGGGAAGTATTTCATAAGTGAAGCCGGGGAGTATGTGGATGTAGACGTTCCCATGCATCATGAGGAGTTCAGCGTATTTCTCAAATTCATTCTTGATATTCAAGGTGGTTGCAAGGTGTTCGGCTTCTCTGAGCATTTCTGCTTCTAACTCATCGTACTCAGTGTCCTTATCTGACATCTTGAAGCGCTTGAAGGAATCGGACGTCATCGTGCTAATGCGGTCAATGGCGCCGCCGACTTCCGGTTCTAGGCTATACATTTGTTCATAGATGTCAACTTCATCCATCTCGCGCCAATTCGTGATGTCGATGAGGAACTGGGCGAGGGAATTAGTGACTTGCTTACCTGCGTAGATGTGGTCTGCGGAACTGCCGGCTGCACCTGTGTTAAGGCGCGCGAAGGCCTGTTTGACCTTCCGAGTTAAGGTTTTTGCTATACCCATGATATCACCTTTAGATTACGCGAAGAGAGATTGAGTCTGGTAATAGATTTGTAGGCTGCACTGTTGATAAATACCAGATTACGTTTGCAACGCAATCCGCTGTATCTTTGCTGCCACCAAACGGATGGTCAACTTTCGGATTACGTTCATTAATGACCAATAGATTCTCAGCTTCATATTTCAGTTGCTCGTCGTAGACAACGCGAACTGGGGTCGGGTAGTCTTCAGATTGCTGTTCTTTCCATCTATCGTAGTCTTCTTTTGATACAATATGTTTAACGTACTCCATACCGTACGTGTCGACAACATGTTCGATAATCTCTGGGTACATCCACGTGTCGAAGATGAAGACATTGGCGTTGATGCGCGGAATAACGTAGTCAAGGTATTTGCGGATCTCGGATGGGCGAATAAATGCATCGCCTTCCCTTTTGGTAAAGCGGTGCGCTCCATCTACGACTATACCACCTGTCATGCGGTCTGTGTAGCCGCACGCAATACCAAAGCGGTCGTTTGTAACGGCAGGGTCAATTGCTAACACTCTGAATTGGTCAGTCATTAAGGGAATTTCCTCTAACTGGAGGATATTCACCATGGGTTTGAGGAAGACACCCTCGGGGAATGCGACACCGCCTGCTATTTCAGGTTTACATGCGTAGTCTCTATAGAATGTCGGCATGTCGCGCTTGTATTCTTCTCGAAGCGCTGCTTCGCTGAAGTGCGGGTTCATTTCCCAGGTAGGGAGCTTATATGTAAGGATGTTATTAGGCTTATAATTCGGGGGGATGGGGATCTTGCCTGTACGAATCTCGTATTCGCGCTTCATCGCGGCCTTACCTTCCATGTGAAGACGCATAATAATGTCGGTTGGATGTTGGGGTGATGAGATCCCGATAACATGGCCGTCATCTCCTAGCGTGTCAGTAGACTTCTTGAGACGCGACCATATTTCCCATGCGCCACGCTTACCGCCCGTTGATTCAAATAATGCGAGCTCATCAAATATAACGCACTTGGAAGTTCTTCCCACGGCGGTAGTCGCCCAACTTGAGAGAGTCTGCAGCTTTACTCTCTTAGCATTGCACTCAACATTATCAGATCGTATTTCAATATCAAACCACGTGTTAAGCCACTCGCAGCCCTCTATCATCGTCTGGACGTTGGAGAAAACACCGTCGGAAGCCTGCTTCTCACTGACAGACACAATTTGAATAAACAGCTTCTGATTCTTCAGCAGCTTATAGTGTTCAGCGGGATTCGGCATCGTTATAGCATCCCAGAACTCATAGCATCCCATAACGGATGCAAGCGCTGTCTTGCCGCTTCGCATACCTGCAACTAAAATGAGTTGCTTATACTGTGGGAGCTTGGGATTATATCTATTTTGGTAGAACTCCCGCATGATTTCTTCTTGCGCCGGAAATAGAGTAACCCCGAGGATCTCATTCGTCCACCAGACCGGATCCATTTTGCCGCGCGCCACTGTTTTTAGATAGTCGAGATAGTTCTTACTCGAGGTATCTATGGAGTCGTCGCTTCGATCGCCGGCATATGATCGATAGCTTCGAGAACTCTTTTGCGACATGATGGACACACCTCCTGGACGATCATGTTCGTAAGTTCAATATATTGTGTGTTCATTTTTTCGATGCGGACATTAACATTTCCACCCTGGTTGAGGCGCCCTTGGAATTCCATGAGGTCACGGAGAGTTGCGCGCGTTTCTTTGGTAAGCATAACAGCAAGCTTAATGTTCTCCCTATCGAATTCCCGGATCTTACAGATATAATCAACCCAGTCTTCAAGTTTCTTTAACATCGATAGCAGGCGCTTCATGTAGAAGTCTTCGGAATCGTACTCACCAGTCTTTGAATCAACCTTGATTTGGTGAGTATTAACATGATCCATCACCTCATTTCTCGTTATCTTGAAGAACATTGCAGCTTCTTCAACTGACGTCTTCCCCGAAATGATATCTCTAGACCACGCCATCCCTATTGCGCCCGCTTCGCACATAGGACATTTATCTATCATGAGGTATAGTTGAGATTTCCTGTATATGAAAGGATAAGAAGGTATTTAAAGAATTAAAGAAAATATATAATGTTTAAGAAAAAACTGTAGCGCGCGCCCTAGGGGCTACTCGCCGCCAGATATTGCTGCCAAGCACATTATACTAGGGTGAAAAGACTTCGGGTGAGAGCGCTATATTTGCGATTAGAAGCTCACTTAACAACAGGTGATAGTTATACNTTGTTTAANTNCAATCGNACGTTATATCGCTAATATAGCGATTATATGCGCGCTTAAATCACTCATATCTCTCCTATTTACCATTCGTTTATCCGCGACCATGCGCTAGTAAATGGACAAACATCAACTACATGTACCACACCCCCTCCCCCTACCCCCCACTGTATGGTCATGAGATGAGAAAGTATAGCTTTCTCTATAACTGGTGATTTGATTCTGTACATAATCAAATTACCGTTAAACTGGAGATGATTAAAATGTTAACTCTTGTACATCTAAACTGGCATGGTACACCATTACGAGGTGTTGTAGAAGCATCAAAGAGTTATGAAGATGCTAGAATATGGCATGACGAAGCTTGGTTTGGTGGAGATCATGTAGACGTCTATGAAATACTTAACTACGAAATTGTAGAAGAGATTACAGGATCTGTTCAAGTTAGTCTTGAAGAGTGCATTGAAATGACATGGTATCGTGTACGAATAATCAACGCTATTAAGGTTGACGAATGGAGATGTTGAAATGTCTCGTACTACCCGTAGTTACAACCGTAACTTCTACAACCGCGAGTGCAAGGATGTTCGTGTCCGCCAGCACCGCCAGTACCGCCGTGAGGTTAATCTCGCCCTTCGTGTAGGTCGTGAGATCCCTCGCTGGAATAACACTCAGGGTTGGGAGACCCACTAAATTTTTAGGTGATAACCATGTCTCTCCAAGCATTTGTCGGTGAAGAACCGAAGGAAGAACTCGTACAGCCGGTAACCAACCGTATGTTCGTTAAGCCTAACGGCGGCATATGGACATCTACATACAATGAAGAGTATGGTTCCGACTGGATAAGGTGGATGCATAATGAGCAATTCTACAATAACGGGCATGAAGACATATATCTCCTTAAGCCGCGCGATGATGCAAA